TTTACCGGGCGGTGTAAGTCTTTTTGCAGAAGCTTACAAACTACAGACAGGTAAAGAGCTTGGTGTAAAATCTTCAGATGATATTAAAACTCTACTAAAGGCCATGAAAGAGAGAAATGTCCGTGGAGATATCCTTACTTATGCGGCACAAGTTGCATCTATAAGGGCACAACCCGGACTTTCAGCAGCGTCTAAAGCATCTCAGGCTGAACAAGCTCGTGCTCAGAATGCTTTGAACGACAGAGCAATCACAGCATCTAATGCTGGTGTTGAACAAGGCTTTGCTCGTCTGTTTAAAACCTTTGCAATTACTCTACAAGAAAGTGGCCCACTGGTAGAGAAGATGGCACAAGGCTTCAATAACATGAGCCTTTATGCTTCCAATGCTTTGTTATCTATTCAATCTATTACACGATTCTTCCAAGGACGTGATAGTTTATTGGGTGATAAACTGTTTCCAGATGAGGAGTCTCAAGCTAAGGCTTTTGTATTCTTGGAGCAATTTAAAAACTTTATGTCCGAAATGGACAAGCTAACCATGAATATTTACAATGGCTGGTCAATGCTGTTGGATAAGCTGAGTTCCAGTAAGATTCTAGATACTTTCAACACTTCACTTTCCATTATGTCTAATACCGCTGCAACTTTCAATAAGCTTGCAGAGGGTGATTTCTCTGGAGCTGCTGATGCAGCCAGTGGTGCTGGTAAGAAGTATGTAAATGCAATCACTGCTCCGGGTAGATCAGGTGCTAATGCTCTGCTGTCGACATTTACAGATAGACGTATCCCTACACCATTTACTGATGCAGATTCTCAACTTGATTGGCAAGCAAATTACAGGGCAGAACAAGCTCGTCTTGCAGCAGCATCTAAGAATCAGTATGCACTTCCTGGCATTAACCAATCACTGAACGGAATGCAGTCAACGAACTTAGAAATAAAGATGGATGTGAGTATCACTGCTGCCAATCCAGAAGATTTCAATTCTCAATTCCAAGACAAATTCAAAAGTGTAATTGAGTCCACCATGATGCAATACAGCCAGAAGGAGTGATAGATGAGCTTTGCAATAGGCTGGGAAGCAGATGAAATTCAAAGTGGCGGATTCCTTTATTTTGATGCTATACTTTCGTGGAATCGTTCATTCACAGGGACTACGACTAAGAATCCGGTTGATGCCGGTGGCAACGTAACAGATCACTACATTAATAACAATCCGGTGTTCACCATGAGTGCTGTGATTAGTGGGACAGACCTGTCTGTTTCTACAAACTCTTTACAGAATGAGTTGGGTGACATTCCTTATAATGCTCGTCCTGCTCCAAGTGAAGTGTTAGTTGGTTCTGAAGACCGGTCACTGTTGATGCGTTTTGTACCTTCTGTTATTAATCAGTTCCTTCCAGATACTCTGCCCGATGTTATCATGGATGATTTTCGTGGCGACACTTCTGAAGAGATTCAAGATATTCTCGTTAATCTTCAATCGGGTGAGGGGTATAATCAAATCACGGGTCAATTTGAAACTCTGATTCGTCCTGTGGTGTTATATGAGACAAACGGATTTTTAAGCTTAGTGCGTAAGCTGCCAGCCGATAATAACTCTTACCTTGTGATCACATCTATCAACTTCAGGGAAGACACTGAGTCTGGCTATGCTCTGTACTGTGACTTGACCTTTGAGAAAGTACGCTTTGCTAACTTAAAGAAAGTCCAACTGCCCCCTGACTTGGTTCAAACACCAGTCAAGAAGAAAGTTACTTCTAAGAAGTCTCTTGGTAAGTGTGATAGTACACAGAAGAATACTAGTAATTCCACAGACACAAGTAAGTCTGGGAAAGTTGACGAAGCTCAGAGTGATGTAGACCCTTTAAGAACAACAGGATAAACACATGGCAAATATTTATGTAGACCTCCTGTTAGATGATTCTCCTATCTATGAGTTCTCAGCATCCTTAGAGGGTAACTCTTACATTATTGAGATGATCTATAACGAACGCTCTCAATTGTATTTTATGTCTCTTTATGATTCTAATAGAAACCCTATTGTCTTGGGTACTGCTCTGGTTCCAGGCTATCCAATCATGTTTGATTATGCCTTACCAAATCTTACAGGATTCTTCTTGTTGATTCAGAAAGGAACTCTGGAATCTGAGCCATACAAAGAATTTCCAGATAAGCTTAAACAATATTACGATCTTGTCTACACATATGTAGAGGAATAAATGCAGCCACAAATCAACAGAGCGTATGAACTGATCGTTGGTAATGCAGTCTCTGGTGAAGGGCTTCAGATTAATGATCTTCAAGTTACGTTTGATATTAGTAAGTCTAGTAGTAACAAAGATAAGACAAACTCTGCTTCGATTGAAATTTATAACTTGTCTAATGACAACCTTAAGCTCTTGGACGTAGATTACCCAGCAGCAGTATTCAGTGCTGGCTATCGTGATATTGGTATTAAGCGTCTATTTGCTGGACAAGTTACTAATGTCACTACACGTAAGAGTGGAACTGATCGTATCACACAGATTCTTATGGGCGGCGCTTACACAGAGCTAAATCATCAAGTTCTGAACAGTCTAGTTGCTCCCGGTAGGACAGTACAGGATGTTGCTGAAGACATTCGTAAGGCACTCCCCGGAGTCTCCAGAAGCGTCTTTAATGGCACTAACCTAAATAATCCAATCATCTATGGGTATCCATTACAAGGGACACCAAAAGATATGCTTAATGAGCTGTCTGAGAAGTATTCCCTTGATTGGCAGATTGATGATGATGTTCTCTATGTCCATGACAATGATCGTGGTAACTCAGAGAAGTTTGAAGATGCTTATGTTATTAGCAAGTACACAGGTTTGATTGAGAACGCTTATAGAGCATCTGGTGATATTCGTAGAAGTAAGAAAGATAAAGCTAAGATTCAATCTGTACAATTCAAGACTTTGTTGAATCCAGATATTGTTCCCGGTGATATTATCCGACTTGAAGACACTCTGATTACGGGATGGTATAAAGTTACTGATATCCGCCACTCAGGGGACTGGAGAGGTACAGCTTGGTGGTCAGAATTTAGGTGCAGTGCCATAGAAAAAGTCATCAGTAACTCTTGATTTCAATTAAAATCTAGTGTAGAATGGTTGCTTCATTTAATTATCAGGAGTTCAAAGGATGAGTGTTATAAAGATTGGAGATTTGAGGGAAAGTAAAAACTATGGCAGATTTGAGGTTATTGCAAGAACGCCGGGCAAAATAACGATAAAATTTGTAGCTACCGGATATACATGCACTTACGACAAAAATCAAGTACGTAAGGGTGATGTAAAAGATTGCATGGCTAGAATTATATATGGGGTAGGCTTCTATGGCGACGGCTCTTTTACAAAAGACAAGCCAAAGGAACTTGTCGCTAAAGCTTTGGAGTCATGGCATAGCATGTTCAAGCGTTGCTATGATGAAAGGCTTCACAAACTTAGAGTAACATATAAAGACTGCACTGTCAGTAATGATTGGTATAACTTTCAATCTTACGCAAAATTCTACATAGAGGATGCTTACCGATTAGATGGGTGGGAGCTTGATAAAGATTTATTGGTAAAGGGAAATAGACTCTATTCCCCATCCACTTGTGTTTATTTACCAAGAGATATAAATGGGGCTTTGAAAACAAATAATACCCACCGATCACTGCTTCCTATTGGAGTTTTTAAGTGCTCGTCGGGTGGTTTTAAGGCCCGTTGCCGTGACCATGAGAGTGTACAAGTTATTCTTGGAAAGTTTACCACGGAGAATGAGGCATTTCATGCTTACAAGTGTTTTAAAGAGTCTGTAATAAAACGTAAAGCTCTTGATTGGAAAGATTCTATTTCTCCTTTAGCCTATAAAGCTCTTATGGAGTATTGTGTGGAGATTACAGACTGATGAGTGATCGTGAAGGCTCGTTACAAGAAGTATTAGTTGCTGCTTTCCAGAATCAAATGAGTAACGTAAACACAGCGATCCCTTGCATTGTAGTGGCTGTAAGAGACTCTTTAAACGGAGCTATGGTTGACATACAACCAACAGTCAATCAGCGTTTTAAGGACGGTACAACTAAGGAAAGACCGGTGATCCTTGGTGTCCCAGTATCGTTTCCTGTCTCTGATTCAGCTGGACTGACATTCCCTATTAAAGTAGGGACAACTGGTATTGCTGTATTTTCCATGCGCAACTTGGATGCTTGGAAGAATGGTTCAGGTAGGCCAACTACACCTTTGAACTTCGCTAAGTTTGATAAGGGTGATGCTATATTCATCCCCGGTATTCAACCTCCGGGTGTTAATGTAAACAACCCAAGCAAACGGACTTGGAGCCACTCTACAGAAGATACTGTCCTAGTAAATAATATTGGAACAGGTCAAGAGTGCGAAGTACGTCTGAAGCCTTCTGGTGATGTAGTAATCAATACAAACCAGAACGTAGAAGTGAACTGTAACAATGCAACTATTACAGCTCAAGCTGATGTTGATGTTATCTGCCAAAACTTTACTGTAGATGCAGCAGGCTCATTCGATATTACAGCAGCAATAGGAACTATCAACATTCCTACTACAAGTTGGACTGGTGTTATCAACCACACTGGTAATTATGTGATGACAGGTGGCAGTGCAACATTCAACGGTATTATCTTCAATACACACGATCATAATCCAGGCCCAGGCCCATCCAACCCGTAGGAGAGTTAAGTGGATT